CGCTGTGTTGCAGTGAATCGCACGCCCCACGTCGAACTGTTCAAGTCCGAGGGCTGCCATGGGAATCCCCACCGAGTTGTTGGACCACCAACAACGTATGGCGCGCCACCGGAAGAGTCGGCCAGCGTTACGTCGATGATAGAGCCAACCGGGGTTCCGTTCTGCAAAAGTTGAACGGCCAGAATTCCATCTGCGGGAATTCCGTTGAACGTCGCATTGAAATTGACCTGAATACCGCTGATGCCGATGCTCTGAGGCACTGTGAAGTCAAAGTCCTGAGCATCGAGACCGTCCGACACGTTGTAAATGTACAGAGGCAACGAGACAGTGATGCCGATTGCGTTCAGATCGCTGGGAGTATTCCAGATCGGATCAAATGATCCGGTCGCAGTCTGAACCTGATAGACCGCCGCCATTTGCAGGAATTCGCCCTTGAACCGAGAGCCCGCGCTTTCTGTCTCCTGAAAAACTTGGCTGCTGAACAACGAGTAAGAGCCCGGGAACGCCATCACGTCTGACGAGTTCGAGCCGACTTCGCTCCACGCAAAGCTGACCACCACTTCGTTCGCTTGCGCTGTGGTGATACTGCCGGGGTTCAGTGAAGTGCCTGTCGCTTGGTTTGTAGACGCGGGCGTCTCTGCTGTTCCGGCGAGACCGGAGCACTCCGACGCGCTGAACCCAACCCACGAGTTGTCCGCGTGATCGGTGAAAGATACGATGATCTTTGTCGTTCCGCCACTGACACCGTTCGCGAGGTAGACCCAGTTTCCAAGATGCGATCCATCAAGAACTACCGTGTTCGACGCGATCAGCGTGTAGCTATTGCCTTGGCTATCGGAGAGAGTTGGACCCCCGGGCTCGCCGTCATTGTGCGCGTTGATGAAAACCAAAATCGAATTCCCGCTCGTCACCGGAGACGTGAATTGACTTGAAACGTTTCCGTTCGGGCCGGGGAACAACGAATCCTGAAGCTGCTCGTACACGTTGCACGTTTGCACGACTGCAAAGCGCCCGCTACCCGCCATAGTCGGGGCCGGAACTGTAACGGTTGCAAACCCTGAGTCACCTGTCACCGCGCTGGGATCACTCCAAATATAAGTGCCGGGGACTCCATTATCGGAGCCTACGCCAGCCGGGAGCATGCCCGAGTTGTACGTCTGAGCCGGACCCTGTGAAACCGGATTCGTTACCGCGCCACAGAAGAGATAGATTCCCCCGCCGTCGCTCGTGCGATAGATTTCGATGGCATTGAACGTCGCGGTTCCCGTGTCCGTCGTCTGGGCTTGGTTCGGAGGCACGACACCCAAGTTCGTGGTGAAGTATACTTGGAACCATTGCCCGAGAGGATCGACGTTGATGATCTGAAATTGCAAATTGTTCAAGAACGTTGCGACAGTGAGACCCGTCAGCGTCACCTGCAGACCGGGAACAAAATCGTTCACCGCGTACAGAGTCACTACTCCGGCGACGACTTGCGACGCCGTGATGGCGGCGGTAGCGTTGCACAGCGGCGAAGAAGTGCCTTCACCAGTCAAGCTGGCGATGAAGTTGACAGTTGCACCCGAATCGCTTGTCGGCGGCACGTTGGGGTATGTGAAATCGGCGCTGAACTGAGTCGGTGACAATCCCGTGCCCTGCACAATGAATGTTTGGTTGTTGAGATATGTTCCGACGCTCAGCCCCTGCACGCTGAACTGATTTCCGGGAATGAAGTTGTTCACGCCCTGAAACGTAACGACGTTATTCGTGATCGAAAAACTGGTGATCGTCGCGATCTGCGGTCCAAAAATGCTTCCCGTGTTCAAACTAACAGGCGACGCCGTGGACAGGTGTCCGTAAATCGTCCGGTAGCAGTACACGTACGAAGTACCGAAGGATTCAATCAACACTCCCGGCCCGAGGTTCGTCCAGACATAGTTTCCATCAGTTGTTTGTCCACCAACTGTCGTATTCCACGGTGGAGCAAACGGTGATGTCGAATAAGTTCCTGTGGTGCTCGGGCTCTGCGTTTCCACCCAATAGGGTTGTGTCACGCCGCCAGTTGTGACCACGTAAACCGCGTTCGGGGGCACGTTGGTGTTGTCCACCAGCGCGGCCCAGTACAAACCTGCGAAGAGAACGACAGTGCCAACAGTGTACGCCGTCGCAGAATTCCACTGTGCGACAGTCGGAGTCGTTGCCGTTGCGAGTTCCAAGTTTCCGTTCGTGTCCAAAACCACAACAGGTACAGGGTAGAATGTTGCGGGCAGCCAAGAAAGCAGTGGACCCATGTTGGTCCACTGCACCGATCCATCGTTGATCGTCGAAGAAATGGTAGTCGGCCACAGGGGTTGATTGGCCCCGCTGACTCCCGCGCCGCCGAAAGTGGAAGTCACAACTTCGACGTTTCCGTTCGGGTCCAAGATCGCGTTATTGACGAGATAGTTCGTGAATGGCAGCCAGCACCCTTGACTGAAAATTGTGGGCGTGAGAGTCGGGGCCGGAATTCCCCAAGTCGAGGGATTGATAGCGGTCAGTGGTGTAACCGAATCCCACTTCAGCATGTCTGCCGCAGAGCCGTCCGAAAAATACATCATGTTTCCGACAGTGTTGACGTAGCCTTGCGCCGTGGTTGTCTTCGTGATGATGGTTTCGATTTCCTCGGTCGTGAACGTGGCAATGCGCACGTTGGAATCGAACAACGCAACAACGTTTCCGTCGAGGTTTCGGAAGCTGTAAAACTGATCGGGAACTTCAGAGTCAGCGAGGTTCACGGAGCAGAACATCGCAAAGCCCGGGCGACGCTGCCACTCGTACAGATCGGTGTCCTCCATGTTCTTGCCGTCGATGACAGGATCGTGAAACGACACCACGTTAACTCCGATTCCCTTAAACGGAGCAAACAATTGTGAACGGTGGGTATAAAATCCACTGATGAAGAATTCAATTGCGAGGGCTGGGTCGTTTTGAGCTAATCTTTTCGACATTTTAGTTTACCGCTTTCGCGCGAATCGCCGCCCATCGTCGAAGATTGGCAGCAGTTACATCAGGACGCTTTATTCCAGCACGCGCGCGACGAATGTTTTCTCGATGCGTCACGGAATAAGTTTTTCCCTGTAATCGCAAACTGTCTTTACGGCGGTTCTCTTCCGAGCGCACGGTGCCTGCCGCGTTTCTATTACCGATACCCTTCCCTTTTCGATTCTGACTAATTTTCTTTTTCGATTCAGGCGTATGGGCGAGTCCGGGATTCCCCTCCCCGCCCCGCGCCAGATTGTAACCATCTTCGCAAGTCCGCAACGCCCAAATCCAAAGTCGCTCCAAATTATCGAGTTCTTCTTTCGATGATGCAGTTGCCAACACCTGATGCTCGAACGCATCTTTGCCATATTTCCGAATTGCGTGCGAAAGAGGATACTCGTATCCTGCATTTCGAGTCCAACGAGTGATTTTCACCTGATCGCGCCAGCGAGAAGGCACACCCGCAGTGGTCTGTCCCACATAGGATTTGCCGTTGGGTAGGCATGTGTGGACGTATACTTCCCCAAAAAAGTTGGGGTTGCGCAGCATGTTTTGGATAGGGAGAACCCTATACTTATGGAATGAAAAGTCTTAATTTCTGAACTGGTGGGGCTGCATTCCGCAGAGTTCGTTTCCGGGAAAAGTGATGGCTGTCGCGCACCACCAAATTCCCAGCCTTTCGGCCTGCTGCTTGGCTCCGTCTTCGGTCAACCACCGCATGGCGATTTTGGGGTTGTGCGTCACCGCCGGAGAGCCGTCAGAAGTAAGACAGTAGTACGCATGACGCGGTCTGCGTCCCATGTTTACTTTACGAACGAGGTAGTACGTTATTTCCCGAGGCATTTTTCTTCTTTTCGAGGTGGATCAGATACCCGTCCATACTGGCGGCGACGATTCCAACTCCCAACATCCCAATGAATCGAAGTCCCGCAGTAGTCTGCTCAGGGCTGTCAACATCGGCAAAAGAAACATCCAGAAAACTGTAAAACGCCAAGATGAACGAAAACATCCACAGAATTCTGAAGCCGACCTTCAGCGCGAGATCATGGGCGGATTTCAGTCTCGCCACCATTATGCAATGCCCACCCATGCTGTTGTCGCCGCATCGTACACGTACAGAAGCGAAGTGCCCGCGTGTGTTCCGCCCGTATTGATGAACAGACTGCCGTTCACCGCGCTGCCGCTTGGCGGGGCAGCGCCCTCGGTAATCGAAGGACCCGTGCCGCCCGTGCCCAACTGCAGAGTCGGGGTCTGAACCGTTCCGCTTGCGGTAATCGCCGCTGCGAGAACCGTTCCGCTCAGCGTCGGAGACGCCGCAAGCACAACCGCGCCAGAGCCCGTCTGCGAAGCGAAAGTCGGATTGGCTGTGAACGTCGGGCCGTTTGCCAAGATCACCGCGCCCGTACCCGACACGCCGTTCGACAGGTTGCTGGCCGCAAAGGCCACGCCGCCGATTTGAAACGCTGATGCGTTCACTGTGCCCGAAGTGCTTCCTGCCGATCCGTTTCCGACTGCGAGCACGCCGGGTGACGTACGTGAAATTCCTGTGTCACCACCGAGTGAATAGAACGCCGCACTCGGAACCTGAATTCCGTTTGTGAATACCAACGGGTTGGTGCTGACTCCCGCAATCGCCGGAGCCGTGATCAGCGCCTGACCCGATGTAGCGCCGTCCATCGTAATCACACCGCTCGTGGTTCCAACAACGCCCAACTCGATGTTGGCTTGGGCTGTGATTAAGCCTGTGAAAGTTGTGGCCCCGAATTCAAACGCCGGAAGCTGATCGGGAGAAATCGTGCCGCTGATGTCCGCGAAAGAAGGCTGTGTCAACGTAACCGAACCGTTCAGGTTGATTGCCGAAATCCACAGATGTGGTCCGCCTGCGTTTGAGAACACGCCACCCAACGTCGAAGG